ACCATACCGTGCCATAACCCAACCGCCTGATCTCGCCACGCCGCATCTCACCCCGCCTAACCGTAACAAACCGTACCTAAACCGCCTTGACTAACCTCGCCGCGACTTGCCGTGCCAGACACAACCGGACCTAAACCGCCCTGCCCGACTTACCCAGCCGAACCCTACCCGGACCAATCGAAACGCAACGTGACCGCCAAAACCGGCCTCGCAATGCCAGCCCTAAACATACCTAAACCGCCGTGACCAAATGAATAGGGGCGGCAGGGAAAATGCAAAAACCCACCGCCCCTAAACTCGTTATGCTGCGCGCCGCAGACGCTCTTCCTGCAAGAACTGCATCAACTCAGCAGTCTGGCTATCAGCGCACTCAGGCTGCTCCATGGCAAGCTTCTGGATATCACGCGCTTCATGCGTGATGTTGTCCCAAATATCCTGCCACTCGCCCATGTCTTCAGCACTAGCGACAGCAAAAGTACCGTAAGAACCACGCCCCTTTTCCTGACGGAAGTCACCGATACCCACCATAATTCCAGCGTTGCTCAACAACGACGAAATTGAATGATTGCTAAAGGTAGGCGTATTAAAATGAACGTCTACCTCTGCCACCCAATTAGGAAGGAAGGCGCGAGTACGCACATCTGGCGTCTTGTTCATATCGGCAGAGCGCACGATGTCCATCTTGAGATAAGGCTTGCCCCAAATCTGGATCTTATCTTCTGGCATGAAGATGCCACGATTGACATTGGTCTTATTTACGCCAGCAGTTTCAAGTGCTGCCGTAGCCATTGCGCCCTTGACTCCCGGTGCAGGGAAGCAGAGATAGGTATCACCAGTTTCCTTGGTGTATACACTCTCACGGAATTCCTGTTCCGGGTTGTGCTTGATTTCCTTCTTCTCAGCGGCAGTCTTCTTGCCACCACCAATCAGAAGATCACGCATGGCCTTGGAAGACATGCTGTTGAAATACAGCGGCGTCTGACCAAGCATGCGTAACTTAATCCGTCCCTGCTTTACGGTATGGATTTCGATAGTCCCAGCATCAGCTTTCTTTGCAACCATTTTTCTCTACTCCTTCTTGGAAATGGTTTTTTCTTACGGGGCTATACTTAGTAGCAACCACTGCATCCGTCAATGGGTTTTTTTGGTTTTTTTTAATTTTTTTTGTGACGCTTATATATGCTGCCTAATTATGCTTTAATATGCGGCACGACATTTGGAGAGACTTATGGATCAAAAAAGAAGGGTACTAATCATCCCACGCAATGACGGCATAGCCATCAGCATGGATGAACTAAAAGAAGTTGTAGTTGTGGAAATGGATGCTGAACAGATGTTCAACATGGCGTACAGATGTCAGCAGGTAGGACTCGAAATGCTGCGTATGGAGAAAAATAATGACTCTGATAAAGGTTAAGGATTCCGATATTGATGGTATGGGGGTCTTTGCCAATCAACACATATCTAAGGGTAAGATCATAGAGTCCTGTTTTTATGTGGTCATAGACGATGATGATCTTAAAAAGAATAGTCGATTGAATGACTATGTGTTTCAAAGCATGGATGAGGATGGAGATTATTACTGCGTACTAGGCGCAGGCATGATCTACAACCACGGCTCAGACCCAAACGCCGAATGGCAAATTTGCGAAACCGACAACAGATTTCTGGAGTTTGTCGCTCTGCGGGACATAGCAGCAGGCGAAGAAATTGTTCATGATTATGGCGAAGAATACTGGGATACTCGTTAACACGAACAATTATTCGTAAACGAGTCTTAAAAAAATCCGGCGACAGTTGTTAGGGACTGCCGCCGGATATCAACCGAAAGAAAGGAATACACCTGACTTCCCGATCTTTATACGCAACCATTTCACTTTTGTAAAGCGATAATTACACATTATCCCTAGCTGTTGTTGCTTCGTATTCACCCCGACTCATAGGCCCATCAACAGAACCGAGCCAGACCCGACCACCAGTAGTCGTCAACTGGAACTTGTCGATACGACCTGCGTCCTGCAAATCCCGAACATATTTTTCCAACGAACTCTTGCTAGACCCGCGCAATACTTCTGGCGTATCTGAATCCTCTGACCTCCTGTGAACTGAATTAGCGCCAGCCATATGCGTTAGCGCGATACCACCGTCCTCACAGTCAATAATCCACTGATACATAGCTTCCAGCTTCTGTTCCAGAGCCGTGCCACTATTCATCGCTGCGATCTCTTCTGTGCGATCAGTCAGTAGGCCCGTGTTCATATCCCGAATAAAATTACGAACATTTCGCATAGCAGGCCCGTTAGACTTCACCACAGCCCCGTCGTAACAAGTGTTCCGCTGAAACGGCACACCAAGACGCTCACACATTTTCTTGGCCCGAACTGTATCGACCTGCCAAACGGCGAATGCCGAGCGCACACCGTCAACCAGAGCGGACGTACCCCGAATAAGATTACGAGCTTGCTCTGGTGTCTTGATCACCGCGTCTTCCTTGATCTTCGTCATGTGGTGGCATAGCAGCACCGATGCGCCAGTCTCAGTAGCCATCTTGGCCAGCAAACCAGTCAGAGCAGCGCCAGCAGCCGGATCAGCGTTAACGTCAGCATGTACGAAAGATGCAAGTGGATCGAACACAATGAGCTTCAGGTTTTGCATCTGTAACACTTGTTCGTATATCTTTTCGAACTCTTCAGATGTCGAGAACTCACCATGATTCTCAGTCATAATAGGGAATACACCCCCCACATTTGGTAATGGAACTACCTTGAGATCGTGGATGTAACCGTTCCTAGCTCCGAATGGATCTAAGCGATCAATCCTGCGGTGCATCTCAGCTTCGTCATCCTCTGCCGTGAAGATGACCACGTTGCCGAACTCTTTGACTAAACCACCGAAAGCTGTAGTCATTGGCTTGCCCGATGCGATCTTCATGCCCATGTCGAGAGTCATCATACCTTTGCCCGAATCACCAGCAGCAGCAAAGATAATCGGCACACCCATTGGGAATGTGCCTTCGATCAGGAACTTTTGTTCTGGTGCGTCGCCCGTAAACCTCGTCACCGAGAACGTATCATCCAACAGATTGATGTTTGTCTTTGTGACTTTTGCCTTGGTGTTAAGAAAGCTTTCAATGTTGAAGCCTTCGGTAATGGCGTCCGATGCGTCCCATCCTTCGGGCTTGCCCATAGGCGGTGTCAGCATTGTCACCGACTTCGCACCAGCGGCCAGAGCTAAATCTTGGATCAAGTCAGCAAGCTTCTTGCCAGCCGGATCATTGTCAGGCCACAGGATTACTTCCTTGCCCTGCAATGGAGAGAAATCGAACTGCGCTGATGTCTTCTTCGTTAGCGCACCCGCCCCACCAATCGTACATGTCGCTGTGTAACCAGCCTCATTCAGAGAGTCAGCGCACTTCTCGCCTTCAACCCAAATCACCCGCTCCGATGCCAAAATGTTCGGGATGTTGTACATGGGACGGATGTCAGGGAACTTGGAATACCCGACGCCCTCGACAAACGGCCTGAACTCTTTCTTGGGCTTACCATTGCTGTTCAGCATAGGCTGCCCAGTGATGTCCTTTACATTGTACCGACGCACCGTAACCAATACTTCGCCATCTGCATTGGTGTAGATGTACTGGGCATCATACGGTGTATTGGCGTTGTATTGTGTTTTGATCGGGTGTTCGACAGGCCCGTTATCACGAACAATTTGTGGCTGTGCGTTTTCGAGATAATCCGAGAACATTTCTTTGATCTCGCTCATCTTCATGTCCCTGCCGTGCATCAGAATCTTTACGATCCCGCCCACGCCAACGCCACCATTGAAGTCTTGTCCACGCATAAAATGTGGTGATGCCGGATCAATGTCGATCTTCATCGACTTGCCAGAATCACCGAGCAAGGAGCCAATGTAGAATGTTTTCCCGTGAATGCGCCCAGCAGGAAACGTATCCTGAAGGATGCGAATTTGTTCTGTTTTAGGAACTTTTCTAGAAATTTCTTCGACTAATTCATGTGCCGAAACACTAGATGTTGTATTGCCAAACCTTACCACACTCATTATATTGATTCCCATCAAGCATCAGTTTTACCTTTTGGGGCGGTTCATGCCGCCCCTTCTTTTTGCCAACAAGTGTTGCGGAACTCACACCACTTGCAAATGTGAAAGTCGTCATTCTGCGCGATGCGCGGAAGAATGTCATTACCCCTTGTGGCCTCCAAAATTTGCACAGCCTTATCACTTGTCTTCTGTGCAAGGTCTGCATCGAATGGAACCATCTCGATGTATATTTCACTCGTATTCTTGTTCAGAACCGTGAATACACAAGGGTTCTCAGCCAAATCCATATAGGCTTGGTACAACGCCACTTGTGCTGCGTAGACTGGATTTGCCTCTGCCACACCTTTACGAACAAATTCATTGAACTTCTTATCCGATGCGGATTTACATTCCCATAACATTGGATAGGAGAGGTGTACTGGACCGCCACATATTACACCGTCGATGTGACCACGAACTTCGCCATCCGCTGTGTCGAATCCAAATTGTTCGCCGTACTTTTCTGTGCGTTGATCGAATCCAGCATCA